AGAAAGTCGCAAATCAGGCAACTGGTGAGGGAGTTGATGGAGAAGATCCAGAGGAAACACCAGCAGCTAATCCGGAGGAAAATGGAGAACCGGAAAAGACACCCGTTGAAAAGGTTAAGGAGAATATTGACCGCAGAGATGCTGAGGGTGATGGTATGTCGCCAGAGGATATTATTGCAGAGCAGAAAGCAGACCTTGATACTCTCTTACAGGAGATTGACAAGATGCAGGCTCAGAGCGATATGAATGGTGATGAAGGAGAAGATGCTGGAGAGAAAGAAGAAACTGCTCCTACAGACGAAAACACAGATTTGGATGACGAGGGAGCGGGTGCAGAATGCGATCCGGAGAAACAGAAAGGAGTAAACATGGATTCTGTGGATAAAATTATTCAGGACCGCCTTGATGTGTGCCGAATGGCTGACCGATTAAACCTTGATGGAGTTGAAGGGCTTTCAGTAAGAGAAGGAAGAAAACGCATTATCAAGGCAGTTAATCCGAAGATGAATCTTGATGGAAAGAGTGACAGCTATATCAATGCAGCTTATGACATTGCAAAGCAGTCATTCCATGAGAGAAAGAGCACTAATGATCAGAGAGAGAGAATTGCAGCTGATAAGGTCCGCAAGGATGCAAAAGAGGTTAGTAATTCAACATCTGCTCGTAAGAAAATGATTGCGAATATGACAGGAGGTAGAAAGTAATGAGCACAGCAGTACAGACAAGTTATGGCTTTGGCTTTCCTAAAGGAGTGGCCGGCGGGCTGTTTGATTTATCAGCCCATGATGTTACAACAAGACAGGCGGAAGGTGATGGTGTTGCCTTTGGTCTTGGTGTTGTCGTTGGAACAAATAAAGGCACTGACGTAAAACTTCCGGCAACAGGTGCAACATCTGATGATTTTGAGGGTGTTGTAGTACACAATTCTGTTATGGTGGAAAAGGATATGGATAACAATGTTTCCATCAACAGCAAGCGTACAGTAGGCTGCCTTCATTTTGGAAGAATTTGGGTGCAGACTGGAGCAGCAGCTAAACCTGCATACAAGGAGAAGGTTTACTTAATTACGGATGGTGATGAGGCAGGAAAGTTCACAACATCTGCAGATTCAGCAACCAAGGTGGAAGTAAATGCTATTTTCCTTGGAGAAACTGATAATGGCATTGCAAACGCAGAGTTCAGACCGGGTGCGGTTGTGAAAGCTGCGGAGAAATAAGAAGGAGGTATTCACGAATGAAAGATTTTAACATGGATGATTACAGTGCATTAAAGGGTTCTACCCTTGTTAAGGGGCTTGCGGGAAGTGAGCAGCTTCGTTTTGATAGCGTTGAATCTGCAACTGTATTCTTTGCCAGAGAACTTGACCAGGTAAAGACAAAGACTTATGACAAGCAGTATCCGGAGCTCTCTGCATTGTCTTGCTTCCCTATCACTTCTGAGGTTAATGAGGGAGCAGAGACCACAACATATTACAGCTATGATATTACCGGTATGGCGGCAATCATTAACAATTATGCCACAGACCTTCCTAGAGTTGATGTACAGGGCGAATCCCACACTGCTTCTATTAAGTCTGTCGGTGACAGCTATGGTTACAATGTACAGGAAATGAGAGCTTCCAGAATGGCAGGAAAGTCTCTTGATGCCAGAAAAGGTGCAGCTGCAAGAAGAGCGTCAGATTATATGGTTAATAAGATTGCTTTTGCAGGCGATAAGAAACATAACCTCGTCGGCATTTTCTCTGATGGTACCGACATTCCTCTGTACACTTTGTCTGAGGTTGAAGTTGATGGAAAGAAGTACACAGACTGGGCACATAAGACTGCTGATCAGATTCTTGAGGATATCAATGGCATGCAGAAGTTTGTTGACAAGATTACAATGTCTATCGAAAAGCCTGATACATTAGCTCTTCCGTCGTACATTTACATGGATCTTTCAACAAGAAGAATTCCAGATACGGAGACTACTGTACTCAGCTTTATCAAAGACCATGCACCATACTTAAAGAACTTCGAGAGCATGGCAGAGCTACAGGATTCCGCTACTGATATCAATCCTACAGGAAAGAATGTTGCGTTTATGTACACGAAGGATCCGGAAAAGTTCAGTTTGGAAATTCCGCTTCCGTTCTACCAGTACCCATTGCAGGTACAGAAACTCGAGACAGAGATTCCTTGCGAAACAAGAACTGCTGGACTTATCATTTATTATCCGTTATCAATGCTTCTTGCATACGGAATTTAAGGAGGGAATGACATTATGAAGATTATCAATAAGTCGAGAAAGATTATCGGAATCAACGGAGAGCCGCTCCTTCCTGGAGCGGATTTAGAGTTACCGGAGGGAATGGAAACCCATCCGGTAATTTCTTATTATCTGGAGAAAGGAATTGTGGTTGACTCCCAGAATGTTTCCGCAGAGGAGAACACAGGTATTAGTGACCTTGATAGAGCTCGTATCGAAGAGGAAGCTATTGCAAAGTATAAGGCGGAGCAGGAAAAGGCAGCAAAGGCTAAGGAAGCTGAGATCAAAGCTGTAAAGACTATGAAGAAAGATGACCTTCTTACAAAAGCTGTAGGAATGGGGCTTGAGGTAACGGACGATGATACCGTTGATACTCTAAAGGAGAAAATTGTAGCCGAACTCAGCAAGTAGGAGGTGACCATTATGGATGCCTTTGAAATTATAAAAAAGACCATGGGTGAGTTTGCAGATGTACCGGATGATACAGTACAGACTTTCATATCTCTTGCAGAGCCACTTATCAGCAAAAAGAGGTTTAGAAAGTTGTATCCGCAGGCTTTGGCATATTTAGCGGCACATAAAATGAAAATGTCTGGTTTAGGAAAGACAATCGGCATAGGAACGGTAGGGGACACCATTGGATTATCTTCTGTTTCAGAAGGTGAGACATCGGTGTCCTTTTCTAATAATCAGGCAGGAAACACTGCGACAGATTCGGAATTCGGATTAACAGTGTATGGTATGCAGTACCTTAATTTGAGAAAGCGCTGCATTGTCACGATTGTGTCGGCTGGTGTGGATTGTGGCGGTTAAGGTTAGAGAGAAAGTTACTGCAGATGGCAAGAAATTTCAGAAGATGTTGGAGGACCTTAATAAACTTGAGGTTCGTATTGGCATACAACAGGGGGTAGGCAGCGAGGATGGTGTTGATTTAGTTGATATAGCAATGTTCAATGAACTCGGCACTGTCCATATCCCGTCAAGACCTTTCCTGCGAGATAGCGTCGATGCCCATTCGCCAGAAATCAATGCCTTTTTGCAGTCAATGAGAACACAGCTGGTAAAAGGTGGCTCTGCTGAAGATGTACTAAAGAAAATTGGCGTGTTTCAGAAAGGTTTGATTCAGAAAGAAATCGTAAATGGTGATTTCGTTCCGAACTCACCGGAAACCATAAAACGAAAAGGTTCTGATAAACCATTGATTGATACAGGCCGTATGAGACAGTCGATTAACTATGTAATACAGGAGAAAGGAGGTTCTGACTAATGCCATTCTTTGGTAGTTCATACACATTGAGAAGGTATGGGGAAGACAAGATTATAGATGGCTATCCTACAGCCGGATATGAAGACATCCAAGTTATTCTTGATGTGCAGACTTTATCTGATGATGAAGTTATAGAGGCTGGTGGAAGCAGGGATGAGGAAATGTTGAAAACTTTTGGAGATTTCCCTGTTAGAACATCAAAACAGGAAGAATGCGTTAGGTCAGACCAGCTTCTGTATGATGGAAGATGGTTTGAATGCATGTCTTCTCGCCTAAGCAGGAATACAATTTTGAAGCATTGGACATCAACATTTAAGCTGATACCAGTCAGCGAGAACAAAGAGCCAAGCAATTCTGAAATGGAGGAAACAGAATGACATTTTCAGAGGTTAAGAAGTTCATTTACGAACTTGTTAAGCGGTATCATCCAGGAGCGATGGTGGTGTGGACGAAAACCAAAGGTGTAACACCTAAACCGCCATATATAACGCTTGGGTATAGTAATTTGAATAGGTCAGCTTTTCCTTTGTCAGACGATGAAAGAGAACATAGATATTACAATTATGATTTCACTTTTGAAATCAATTTATATACTGTTGGGAAAGAGGTAAAAGCTGGAAATGGAAGCTACTTTGAGAATACAGCAGTAGAAGATTTGGAAGAATTTATCAGATTTCTCGATTCGGATGGAATTACAGAAGAACTGGCTGAAAAGAATGTAACTATTGTTATGAATCCACCCATAAGAGATTTATCAGAACTGATCGGAGATACGAAATTCAATTATCGTTCCATGTGCGAATTCACGGTAACATTTGTCGGATTGGCTGATGGAAAGTATGGAGTATCTGGAATTCAAACAGTTCCGAATTCAAGCGGTGGAGGAATGAAAGAATTTGCAGAGGCAGAAACCTATGCAATAGAAGAAATAAGAATACAGGAGGAAACAGACAATGGCGATTAGAAATAATCTTGATGATATTGTTAATGTAGACATTGAGATTTCTACTCCGGGTTCAAGTGACGAAAGTTTCAACAATGTATTACTTGTTGTTGAAGGACCTGTTGTTGGAAAGAAATCAACTGACAATATCGGAACAAAAGTCATTAGTGTAGCGCAGACAGGAGAACTTGCGGACTATGGCTTTTCAACAGAATCACAGGCATACATTATGGCGAATGTGGCATTTTCACAATCACCAAAGCCAAGTCTTGTTTATGTTATTGCGAGACAGGTTGTGAGTGATGAAAGCGATCCTGTTACATATGAGAAAATTAGCGTTACTCTTGACAGGGCGAAAGAAGCTGGCGGATGGTATGGAATTGCTTTATCAAAAGCATTTCTTAATAAAGCAGATATTGAAGAAACAATCAAATGGACAGAAGCCAATAAGAAGATCTTTGGATTTACATTTGTTGAGCAGACTTTGCCAGTTAGCACAACGAATTATTTCCGCAGCTTTGCTGTCTATGGAGGTGGTGTTCCTGATGTTGAGGAAACACCGGACGAAAATTATTATATTTCGTTGGCAATGATGGCTAAGTGCTTTGGATATGATCCAGGAAGTGAAACATGGGGATTAAAACAACTGGCTGCGGTATATCCGTGCAAGTTATCGACTGATATGAAAAAATACTGTGATGGAAATTATGTCACATATTTTACAACTTATGCTAAAAAGAACGTCACAAGCTCGATGGGTGGCAAGGTGCTTGGAAACGAATGGATTGATACAATTCGATTCAGAGATTGGCTAAAGAATGACATGCAGGAAAGAGTATTTAATCTTCTTGTGTTGAACACGAAAGTGCCTTTTACTGATGAAGGTATTACTGCGATTGAAGGCAAGATGGAAGAATCGTTAAAAGTGGGGCAGAAAGTAGGGGGCGTTGCTCCGACTGAGTATGACGATGATGATAACGAGATTCCAGGATATACAATTATCGTACCTTCGTCTGCAAGTATGAGTGATGCAGAAAAGGCATCCCGACAGTTAACAGGCTGCAAATTTACAGCTAAATTAGCCGGAGCAATCCAGGTTGTAAATATCAATGGAAATCTTGTGTACGCATAGAAGGAGGTGAAGGTTAATGCCAAGAGTAACAACTTATAATCCGAAAAAGGTAACGCTTGCACTTGGAAACCATATTGCAAGCGGTTTTGCTGATGACAGCTTTATTGTTATTGAGCCTGCCGGCGACGGTAATAGTTATGTAGCAGGAGCGGATGGAGAGGTATGCGTAAGCGTAGATCCATCCTCTATTTACACAGTAAAGGTATCTGTTCTTCAGAACTCTAAGACTAACGCATATTGCAAGAAGATGTATGAGAAGATGAAGAAAAACGGAAAAGGATTTTTCCCTGTTACAGTAAAAGATCTCGTTGGAAATGAAAAATTCAGTGCTTCTACTGGTTGGATTACTAAACTCGCAAGCAAAACTTACGGAAAGGCTCAGAACAACCGTGAGTGGGAGATTGTGGTAGCTGATGGTGTAGAAAGTTAGGAGGTAGGATATGGCACGATTAAAGCAGCTTGAACCAAAGAAGGAAACGATTGGAGGTTTGAATTTTTATATCAGACCCTTTCCTGCTATGGTTGCCGCAAACCTTACGGGAGATTTAGCTTCGTTGCTTACCCCGGTCCTTGCGGCACTTATGCCACTTGTAGGCGATAGCGACAATGAAGGCGATGATGAAGATGGAGATTTGATGGACATTGATGTAAATGATGCGGCTGCTTCCATTTCAAAGAGTATGGAAGGATTTTCCGGTAGCAAAGTTGAATCGATGATGAAAAAATTGCTCATTGCTCACAAGAATGTGGTCGTTGAACTTCCTGTAATGGATGAGGACGATGTGGAAACAGGAGAGTATTCACAGGAAATACTTGATATGGATATCGTAAATGAGATTTTTTGCGGGGATGTACAGGACATGTTCATACTCGCTTTTTATGTTATCCGTTTGAACTTCAATGGTTTTTTCAAGAGACTCGCCGGCCCATCTGGGAAAGCAGGCGAGGCTATAGCGAAGAAGATGAGGAAGATATTGTAAAATACGGAAAACTTGACACCTCACAATTTTCCGAGCTGGAGTTGAGAATGTACATATTGATTAAAGCTAAATTAGCTTCAATGTTCGAGCTGAAGGAATATTACACCTTGGACGAGGCATTGAAGCTATATGCTTTATATCGTATGGACATGGATATTCAGAATGGAAAGGCTGAGGAAATGAGAGAAAGGAGGGAATAGCATTGACGATAAGAGATATTGCGGTTGCATTTGGTATTGAAGTTGATCAGAAAAGTGTCGGTGCTGCAGAGAATGCCATCAAAGGTGTAAAAAATATGGCTTCAAAGCTCTTAGGCGCTATTGGAATAGGTTTTTCAATTGCTGGCATTGCAAACTTAGCGGAAGCAGCGGCAGATGCAGAGGCATTAAAATCACAGTTTTCGCAGGTATTTGGAGATTTAGAGCAGGATGCTTCAGACAAGCTTGATAAGATTGCTGATGAAACTGGAGTAACCGTAAATAGAATGAAGGGCAGTTTTACCCAGATAGCCGCATTTGCAAAGACAACAGGAATGGAGCAGGCGGACGCATTAGATATTGCTGACAGATCCATGAAAGCCGTTGCGGATTCTGCCGCATTCTACGATAGAAGCATAGAGGATGTAACTAATTCCCTCCAGTCTTTCTTGAAAGGTAATTTTGAAAATGACGCTGCTCTTGGTCTTTCATGTACTGAGACAACGAGAAATACAGCCGCAAATGCGTTGTACGGAAAGTCGTTTAAAGACTTGTCGGAAGCGGAAAAACAGCTGACATTACTGCAGATGGTTGAGGATGCGAATAAAGCCTCTGGTGCAATAGGACAGGCGGCCAGAGAATCTGATACCTGGACCAATCAGCTTGGTAATTTGAAACAGAATGTGCAGGATTTGAAAGCGGCTGCTGGAAATGCGTTCTTAAAGCCGGCAGTAATGGTATTAAAACTGCTAAATTCCCTAGTATCCAAGGCAACTGTGGGGATGAAAAAACTGACATCAGAGACAGGAATCCTAACCAAAGCATTCAATGGTATGCATGCTTTAGTAAAAAGATTGAAGCCAGCTATTGATCGAATGATGCAGACCTTGCAGATAGGGGCTAAAAAAGGCATGGGAATGGTGAAAAATGTTATAGATAAACTTGGTGGAGTTGATAACGCTCTGAAGCTCTTGGCTATTATTGCCGGAGCTTTTTTTATTGTAATGAATTGGAGCAAAATCATATCTGGAGCAAAAGCATTTATTACATTACTTACAAAGATGAAAGGCTTATTCAGCTTGGCAAACCTAAAGACTTTGGCAATAGTGGCAGCGGTTGTTTTACTAGCGTTGATTGTTGAGGATTTCATCAATTTCCTTATGGGGAATGATTCAGTTATCGGCACGATTTTCGATAAGGCAGGCATTGGTGCAGATAATGCCCGGGAAGCCATTTTTAAAGCTTGGCAGAAAGTGAAAGAGTTCCTGCTTAATGTATGGGATTTTCTCAAACAAGCTGCCGGAATGTGGGTTGACACTGTTAAAGGATTCTTTGAGAGGCACGGAGAAAGTATAAAAGAGAACTTTATGAGAGCCTGGGGAATCATAAAAACTTTTCTGAGTGGAGTGTGGACATTCATATCACAGTTAGCTGCAACGATATTTGGTGGAACAGAAGATAGTATTGATGGTTCTACAACAAGCACAAAGGATAAACTATTGTCAGTATGGCAAGCTATTCTTGATGCTTTGTCAGCGGTTTGGGATGCTTTATATGAAGCTGGAAGTGCTGTATTCAATGCTATTGCGACTGTAATAGAAACTGTATTTGGATGGATCCAGACATTTTGGAATGCGTGGGGTTCTACGATACTTGCATGGTTTAAAGGACTGTGGGACAACTGCGGACAATTTATAAATGGATTCCTTGAAGTAATAAAAGGACTTGCGAATTTTATAAGTTCTGTATTCACAGGAAACTGGTCTGGAGCGTGGGAGGCTATCAAACAGATATTCTCTGGAATATGGAATATGATTGTAGCTTTCTTACAGCAGGCATGGAACACAATATCAACAGTTCTGACTATTGGATTAGGTGCTCTGCAGGCACTTTGGAACGCAATTTGGGGTGCAATAAGTGCATTTTTCTCTGGAATATGGAATGGAATAGTTTCGTTTTTGACTGGAATATGGAATACGATAACAAGCACTATTTCAAATGCAATCAATTCAGCTTACAACACGATAGTATCCGTACTGCAGTCTATATACAGTTTTTTTAGTAGCATTTTTTCAAATATAGCTACTTCGGTCAGCTCCACATTTAATAACATTGTGAGCGGAATTAAAGGAGCTGTTGGGAATATCAAGACTGCCATTGTTGATGGTTTTAATGCGGCAATCAGCTTTATAACAAGTCTTCCGTCAAAAGCTATTCAATGGGGTGCAGATTTCATAGGTGGCTTGAAGAGCGGAATTATGTCTGGTGTGCAGGGGATTGTGGATGCTGTGAAAGGCATTGGAGATAAAATCAAATCATTTCTGCATTTCTCGGTTCCGGACGAAGGACCATTAACTGATTATGAAAGTTGGATGCCTGATTTTATGGGCGGACTGGCCGAAGGTATCAGTTCAAACGAGGACACTGTTCTTGACAAAGTTAAAGGGCTTGCAGGCGGCATATCAACCCTTATGAAAGGAGCTACAGCTTCAGCCGCAACAGCAACTGGAAGTGCAGTAAATAACACAAGTAATACGACAAATGTGACACAGAACAATACCTTCAATAATTCTTACTCTGGCAGTGATGTACAGGCACAACAGAATGTATCGAAGGGCATGAAACAGTCGGCACAGGATGCCACAAGCTATATGGCTAAAGGGCTGGCATATGCAAGGTAGGTGAAAAGGAATGGCAAGAAATCTAAAACCGGTTAGCATTGCCGGAATAGAAGGGGATGCTCTTATCAGCGAGGATATCAGCTATTCTGCTGACATTCCTGAGTATCCTGTTGAAAATGGTTACAATGTATCAGACACAGTTATATTAAAACCTATTCAGTTAAGCATCACTTTATATATAAGTGATAGCCCGGCTACATGGAGAAATCGCAAAGGACATAGTCCTTCTGCGGGCAGAACCAAGAAGATATGTGAGAAGTTTGAGAAATTGTATTTTCAGAGAAAATTGGTAAAGGTTGTCACTACAGACAAGATATATACCAATATGGGAATCACATCGATGTCAATTTCTCATAGTTCGGAAATTGGGTACGCACGACAGATACAGTTTTCATTAAAGAAAGTGTATGTAACCAAAAGAAAAACGGTTCACATACCTAAATATATTTTGCAGAGTGGAGAATCGAAGAAAAGTGCAGGAAAAGCGACAACATCATCCAGCAGTTCAAATTCTTCGAGTTCCTCATCGAGCAGATCCGGCGGTTCTGGAAGCTCTGGCAAGTCGAGCAGCGGAAAGAAAGGCTCAATATTATATAACATTGGAAAAAAAGCAGGATTTTTGTAGGAGGTGGGTAAATGCTATATATTACGGTTCCAGATATGAACGATAGCGTATCGTCCTTAACGATTGCAGATAAAGAATATCTTATCCGCTTTACCTATAACGGAACAGGAGACTTTTGGAGCTTTGGATTATTAGACACAAACAACAATCCGATTATTTCTCCTACGAAGATGGTACCTAATTTCCCACTCACTCATTTTATGAATTTTACATCATTGCCAGATGGAATATTTGGTGTATTGAGCGAGGAAAAAAGACTTACGAGAGAATCCTTTAATAATGGGACAGCCGAATTTGTTTTTATACCATGGGATGAATGGGAGGATTAGCATGGCTCAAGAAAATTTTATCAGAAGATATCTTATGAAGGCTGGAAAAATGGGGCATAACGGATTTCAAATCGGTCAAACTTCAACCGAGAATCCTCATGCATTGCATATAAGTTTCAGTATTGAAAAATCAACATCAGAAACTGCCAATACAGCCAAGGTACAAATATGGAATTTATCCCCTGCCAATCTCAGCATCCTTGACACGAAAGATTGTGTAATTGAATTACAGGCGGGATATGCCAATCACATTGCATTGATTCTGGCAGGAAATGTAGTTACATCGTCAACTGAGATGGATGGGGCTGATAGAATGACAGAGTTGGAGGTTGTGGATGGAAGGGTAGCCTTGAGAGACACTTATGTGGAGATATCTCGCTCTGGACGAGTTGACAGTAAGGAAGTATTTGATGAGATTGCAGGCGCTATGGGAGTATCGGTTATATACTCAAAAGGCTGCAAGTTTAAAGTTTTACCACATGGCTTCAGTTTTGTTGGTCCCGCAAAGACTGCACTGAAGAAATTGTGCAAGACATGTGGTCTTTCTTGGTCTATTCAGAATTCTGTTCTACAGATAAGAAAGCCGAATGAACCTATAACAACTAGGGCATATCTTTTAAGTTCCGATACGGGACTGTTAGAGGTACCTAAGCGCATAACAATTTCATCAGAGAGCGATGATTCCAGCAGTGGAAAAAGCAACAGTCAGATAGGCTATGAGGTCAAGTATTTTTTAAATGGAGCAATCGGTGTGAATGATTATGTAAGATTAGAAAGCGACAAAGTACGAGGCTATTTTAGAGTCTATAAGCTGACGATTGATGGAGACAACCTTGAGGGCGATTGGATATGTACAGCCCAGCTTCTGGAGGTGAAATAATGTTACAAGAATTTGTAGAACAGGTTGAAAAAACAGCACGGTCAGTAATGGAAGAGATGCACACTGCAATACCAGGAAAAATAACTGCGTTCAATGCAGGAACAGGCTTTGCTACTGTAAAACCTTATGGAACATATACAACTGATGCCGGCAGAAAGATGTCATATCCAACAGTTACAGAGGTTCCAGTTATCATTCCTCAAAGCCCAATGAATGATATTTATATTGCATTCCCGATAACAGCAGGAATGGATTGCCTACTCATAGTTTCTGAACAGGAACTGGACGCATGGATTGGAGGCGGTGAATCTGAAAATGACATTCGTTTTGACTTGACAAGTGCAATAGCAATTCCGGGACTGCTTAATAAGGGAAGTGCGGCACTGAGAGAGGCATGCAACAAAGAAAGCATAATATTACAGAATGGAGATTCTAAGTTATCTATAAATAAAGAAAACGTGGAAATAAAAGGAAACCTGATTGTGAGTGGCGATGTAAAAGCAAAGAATGTATCTCTTATAAATCACACTCATACAGGTGTGCACGGAGACACATCAAAGGCAAAATAAAGAAGGAGGCGAGGAAGTGGATATATTGCTTGACAGTAATGGTGACTTGGCATTCAAGGGAACAGACATTGTCCTTGCCAATTCTGTTCGTCAAAAGATAAAAATTCGGTTAAAGTGGTTTTTTCAAGAATGGAGATGGGATGATGAAGCTGGTGTTCCATATTTTGAATATCTTTTTGTGAAAAATCCAGATATAGACCAGATTAAAGAATTGATAGAAGAACAAATTTTCAATGTAGATGAAATTACGGAAGTTAATGATGTATCTATAGAAATTGATAGCTTGAAAAGGTCGGCAGTAATCCGATACGAAGCTGTTACAGATGAAAAAACATATAAGGAAGAGGTGAAGATTGGTGGCTGAATATGGAATTACAGATAAAGGATTTGAGATTAAAAGATTGGATGAAATATTGGAGGAGCTTCATTCAGAACTTTCTGGAAAATTTGGATTTAACACCAGATTGGATCCTCAATCATTTCTGAATGTACTAATAACAACATACGGCGGACAAATTTCCGAGCTTTGGGAAGTGGCACAGGCCAGTTATTATGCAAAATATCCGTCTACAGCTGAAGGAGTAAGCCTTGATAATGCTGTGCAGTATGGTGGCATTCGACGAAGCCCTAATAAATACAGTTATTACACATTGCATTGTACAGGCGATGATGGAACGGTTGTAAGACAGGGAGCTACAGTTGCGACAAATACAGCACCACAAGCTAAACTGGCGGCTGTTTCAGAATTTGTTATAACGAGGGAATCTTTCAACAAGGTATCAATAAGGGTAGCGGCTCCTATTGCAGGGGCTATATATTCTGTATCAATAAACGGTGTTCAGTACAGTTTTACAAGTGTGTCTGATGATGAATTATCAATCATTGAAGGCCTAAGTAAAGCTGTGAATCCAGATGGATATAAGGTATCTGTGAATGAAAGCACTATTACATTGGATGTGATCAGTGAATCGGCATCAAGGAGTGGAATACTTGTGCTTTCTGACAATTTAACAACAGCAAGCGTTACAACACTTGCTGATTTTGCAACTATAGATTATGGAAAACTTATATTCCCTAACGGAACGATAACAATCATGATTACAAATATTAGCGGGTTCAATGCTGTTGAGAATTTGATTGCACCTACATACGGAAGGCTACAGGAAACGGATGTAGAACTTCGACATTCATATTTGGCAAAATCGGCTATCCGCTCTACAAGGATGATAGACAGTATTTGTTCTCAGTTAATAAATAATGTTCCGAATGTAGAAAGTGCAACAGGATATGAGAATAATACGGATGATACAGACGAAGAAGGAAGACCTCCGCATAGTGTTGAAATAATAGTGGATGGCGGAGATGAAACAAGTATTGCAAGCATTATTCTGGATAAAAAAGCTGCTGGCATTCAGACGTTTGGCTCTATTACTGTTAATGTTGCAACAGAGTATGGAGATTCCATTCCTGTAAGCTTTAATAGACCGGAATACATTTATGTTTGGATGAAAGTTACATTGGATGCGGATAAATCATATCTCCCTACAAATTATGCAAACTTGGCGATAAATTCAATTGTCAAAGATGCTTCCAAATTACAGGCAGGTGACAATATGTTGTCACAGACATTCAATGATGGGATTTATTCGGCAGTGGGTGGTGTAACTTATGTAGATATTAAATGTGCTGCCACAAAAGACAAAGAGCGTATTCCGACCAGCGATGAATACACAAAGGTAAATATAAATGTTGAAAGCAGACAGAAGATTGTGGTTGTAAATACGAGAATTGAGGTGGTGTATAGTGGACATTCTTGATAAATGGTTGGATGATTTACCGCAACAGTTTCAAGGAAAGAAATACATAGAAGCCCTTATTTCGGTGTTCGCAAAGCAATTAGAGGATTTATATAAGGTATTCAAACAGCTTGATACAGAGACAGATTTAGATAGTGCTGTTGGTATGAATTTGGATATGGTCGGAGATATTGTGACACTTACACGAAAAGAAGCTGGTGTTCTTGCGGGTATTGATGTTGAGGATCCTGTTATTAGCGATGAGAGGTACCGCCAGTTCTTAAAGTATCAGATGCTGGTTAATACAAATGAATGTACCTATCATGATCTTATGGATGGATTGGCATTATTATGGGATGTATCTCCGATTTATTACAGAGAGGATCCGGCTCTTCCTGCCGTGATTATCCTCACAATGCCATTTCTTACACCGGGCGGAAAAGTTGTTACATTGGGTGAAGTTCCGATGGTAAAGCCGGCAGGAGTCAGAATTGAATTCGAGTATTATATTAAGGCTATTGTTGAGGTAGCCTTTAATTTTTGGATATCATCCTATGAAGTACCGAGATGCAACACTATTGTTTGCGGCACACACCCAAAGAGAGCAACACTTGGAACTATAATTGAAGTTCGCTGTGAACAGGATGTGAATGCCCTGATAGCAGCTTTTGAATCAAGCAAAACAGGTACAATTCGGATAGGCGGAACTGCATATAATGCGACACTTGGACAATTGCTTAAAAAGGATATAGAAATTGAGATTGACAGCAACCTACAAATCGTAGACTTTCTGCAGTCTGGACAAAGTGTGGCAGGATTAAAGCCGAATAAGGCAAAGAAGGGAATGATAATTCCGAAAGATATTCTTATCGATGGAAGCACATATTTACAGAAATACAACATGCCAGCTTCTGGCCGTCAAACATCTGGCGGTGGAGTGCTGGCTGATTCTTTATCCGTGGATGTTCAGAGCGGCATACAAGCTGAGGAAAATATAATGCTTGGAACATCAACCGAGATATATGCTTCTCCAGAGCACAAAGCTGGTAAAGCATATAAGACGCTTGCTGTTTCATCATCAGAAACAGAGGCAGATGTAAATGTATTCATTGCTTCGGCTACCATCAGGCGATGTGGAACCAGAAGCTGTGGAAATAAAGAATAGGAGGTAGCAAGATGGGATTCTGGGAAAAAGATTTTCTCGACAGAAGACGGCAGGAATGGATGAGCTCTATTCATAAATTCCAGTACCAAGTAAATGGAAATTGGTATGATGCCAAAATCAATAGTAAGAAAATCACAGGCAACAAGATTGTTTTTATTGTAAGTTTGCTCACCACTCCCAAGACAGCCCACACAATTACCGGAATTCGCCTTTGGGACATTACCGGTCGCATTTGTGGAGGACTGGAAGTTGCCGTTAAAAGGACGGCAAATCAGGGTGTGTTAGCTAAATTTGAATTTCCAATTTACGAGAAAGGAGATGAATAGGGATGAATGTATTACCAGAATATTTGGAAGGCAACAGAACTGGCTCATACACACCAGAACAGTGGCTTGACGAAGTAAAGGACAAAAATTCGGACGAGATTATCCAGGAGGGAACTCCAATGGATGCCGAACACTTCAATCACATGGAGCAGGGCATTCATAACAACTCACTTATGTTGGCTCTTTTGTTAGAGAATGTAAAGCATACTCAGCAAAGCGTAGAGTCTGTTGATGGTGAGGAACTTGAAGTTACATTGACCAACACAAAGGATTTCTATTTTAATAATTCTGTTAAGACTGTGGCGCTTGCAAATATGCGTAGCACATTGGATTATAGGGTTATCACAGAAGTACAAGGCAATCCTGTAAATGTTGGCGATGTGGTTGTCTATGATAAGCAGGTAAATGGTTTTAAGATTGCTTTTACAGGCAGTGCTAAAAGTGTGACTGTTCGCTGCTTTGTACAGGGAGGAGGTACGGTGTAGTGGCAAATATCATTATTCATAGTGACGAAAGAAAAGCTGAAACAAACAGAACTCTTCGTGATTATGGTATCAATCCGGAACATGCAACCAAAGCACAAAGAGATATGGCTGATTGCGTAGCCCAGAAGACAGGCGAAGCCTGCAGAGAATTAAGGAGGTATGACAGATGAAAGTCGTAGAGGTAAATGTTGGAAAGAAAATTGAGTACAGTGTATCGAAAAATAAGATTACATTTGCTGATGAACTGATGCTCAATTGCGAAAAGCTGGAGAGAGATAATGATGAATGTGTTGACATTTGCATTGCAAAGAATGGGATGATTACTTCTGGCCAGCTTGGTGAAAAGTATGCAGCACAAATTGAGATTCCAGCAAGGCAGTATGTTGAAAAGGAAGTTCCTAATCCAGATTATGATCCTGATGTAGAAAACAGCAGCGAAACAATTATGGAAAGAACCCCTGTTCCATTCAATATGGCAAATGTTACGCTCAAATTATATGCAATCGAATAAGGAGGACTATTATGGGAAATTATGATCAGATGGCAGCTGCGGTAAGCGAGCTGTCAGGCGGAAAAAATGTGGTATTACTGGATGACATCGGAATGCCATCAATTTATGTAAGAATTCCAAAAGGAAAAAATTCAGAGCTTGTAAGCGGTCTTAGCGACAATGTTCATTATGCGTTTAATGTGGACAGTGTCGAGAAGGCCGCTTTTTATTATTCCAAGTATCAGAATATTATTGTAAATGAAAGGGCATATTCTCTTGGACACAGAGATCCTGCAAATTCCATAAATTGGGATGCTGCAAGAAAGGCTTGCGAAAATAAAGGAGCGGGCTTCCACCTTGCAACAATGGCAGAGTGGGCTTATATTGCTCTCTGGTGCCGCAAGAATGGCACTATGCCACATGGTAACAATAATTACGGAAAAGATTCGGCTTATACACATGAACACGGCGAGGAATCTTCAAAGGATAGCGGAAAAACTGGAAGATGTTTCACAGGTTCTGGACCTGTAACATGGAACCATAACCATCACGGAGATGGCATTTGCGACTTAAACGGAAATGTATGGGAGTGGAATGCAGGCATGCGTCTTGTTGATGGAGAAATCCAGATCATTCCATACAATAATGCAGCAATGGGTAGCAAATGTGATATGTCGGCATCCTCTACTCTCTGGAAAGCAATTAAGGCGGATGGCTCGCTTGTAGAACCTGGAACAGCTGGAACATTAAAGTGGGATTGGGTATCTGGCAAAATTCAGCTTACTTCTGGCGCGATTACATATAAGACTGATAGCGGTGTCGGAGGGCAGTATAAAGATATGACACTTGCAAGCGGGCTTACTGCTCCAGAAATTGCAAAGATGTTATTGCTCTACCCAGACGAACCAAACGGAGATTACGCAGGTGATTATCATTGGTTCAACCCTGTTGGCGAGCGTTTGCCGATTTGCGGGGGCAACTGGGACGATGGTGCCAACGTTGGTGTCTTCGGCTTGTACCTCAGCTATCCCCGCTCCGGTGCGTACTGGAGCGTCGGTTTCCGC